GGAAGTATTTCACTCCTGCGTGGAGCCGCGCAAGGACATTGTGGCGGAACTTCGGCGGCAGTTGGAGCGGAAGCAGATCACCGGGAAGCTGGTCCACCTGTGCTTTACCTGCGACCCTTACCCCACAGGTTACGACACGACCCCAACGAGGGAAGTCATTAAGGCCCTGAAGGAATACGGCAACCACATCCAGATTTTGACCAAAGGGGACGGAAGCCGTGACTTTGACCTGCTGGATGGTGAGGACTGGTATGGCGTAACTGTCAGCGGAGCCGACCACGAAAGCCAGGAGCCGGGAACAATACCCGAGTGGCAGAGGCTGGGAATCATGCAGGATGCGCCGTGCAGGAAGTGGATTTCTTTTGAGCCGGTCATACATGAGCGTTTTGTCTTGAATATCATTTTCATGCTCAAACCGGATGTGCGCGTGAAAATTGGCAAGCTGAACTACCACCCGTCGGACATCAACTGGGCGCAGTTTGGCCGGGAAGCGGAAGCGCTGTGTAAGGGCCTGGGCCTGGACTACTACATCAAGGACAGCCTGCGGGCGGAAATGGAGAAATGCTGATGGAATGGAACAGCGTAAAAGACGGTTTGCCAAAACAGCAAGAAAACTTTGAGCGTTATATTGTAAAAGTTCTCCGTAGCCACTATCCTACATCGACTTATGATTCATGTGATTCCCCATATGATGAGGAATTTGTAACCACAGCTCTTTATGACAGTGAGCAAAAAATATGGCATTTAGATTGTGAAGAATGCCTGAATGCTCTTATTGACATTGAGGACTCACCGTTAAACGGCGATTTTGTCACTGACTGGATGCCGCTCCCTAAACCGTAAACCGTTAGCGGCGGAAGGACGGGAACAAGACCGTGATTTACATTGAGTACGGGAGGGATTAGCGGTTTGAAAGATTTACATACGCTGGACAAATATCGTCTGATGGAAGATGAGCGCCGCATTGCCGGGGTAAACGGAGACAGTGGGTGCGGCTACTTCAAGGTGTTTGTCAATGGGCGCTCATTTTTCTGCATTGCTTCTGATGGTGGTGGATGGGACCATGTGAGCATACACCCGAAGAATCAAAAGCGGTGTCCTTCTTGGGATGAGATGTGCGCCATCAAGGATATGTTTTTTGGCCCGGAGGAAACCGTGGTGCAGTATCACCCACCAAAAAGTAAGTATGTGAATATTCATCCGCATGTTTTACATCTTTGGAGACCGAACAACGGGGCAGAGATTCCTATGCCGCCAATATCGTTTGTATAGGAGGAATTTTAATGCTCAACCACATCGTAATTATGGGCCGTCTCACTCGGGACCCGGAGCTGCGGCGGACCCAGGCTGGGGTTCCAGTGGCCTCCTTCCGCCTGGCAGTGGACCGGGGCTTTAAGGACAAGCAGACCGGCGAGCGGGCCACGGATTTCATTGACTGCGTGGCCTGGCGGCAGACCGGCGAATTTGTCAGCCGCTACTTCTCCAAGGGCCGTATGGCTGTGGTGGAGGGGATGGCTTGACCGAGATTCAGAACGGCATTTATGCCACCGCTACCGATGAATTGACCGCCCTGGCCCTGGAGGCCCGGAAACGAAAAATCAGCTACGGCCAGTTGGTCAGCACCACCGGCTATGAGCAGCAGCAGATTGTTCGCCAGTACTGCATCGAGCGGGGAAAGAAGGGTACCGACCCGGAGAAGAAAGCCACCAAAACGAAGAAGAAAAGGAGCTAAGTATGTCAGTCAAAATTACTCAGTTTGAGGCTGAGAACGTCAAGCGCATTAAGGCGCTGACCCTCACCCCGGCCCCCACTGGCCTGACGGTGATCGGGGGCCGCAACAACCAGGGCAAAACCTCGGGCCTGGATGCCATTGTGTGGGCGCTGGGCGGGGACCGCTACCGGCCCTCCCAGGCCCAGCGGGAGGGCTCCGTCCTCCCGCCCCGGCTCCGTCTGGAGCTGTCCAACGGGATTATCGTGGAGCGGTCGGGCAAGAACAGCGATTTGAAGGTGACGGACGCCTCCGGCCGCAAGGCGGGCCAGCAGTTGCTCAATTCCTTTGTGGAGCAGTTGGCCCTTGATATGCCCCGGTTCATGCAGTCTACCAGCAAGGAAAAGGCTACCACCCTCCTGCGCATTATCGGCCTGGAGGAACAGGTGGAAAAGCTGGAGCGGCAGGAAAAGGAGTTGTATAACCAGCGGCACGCCATCGGCCAGATCGCAGACCAGAAAGCGAAGTATGCCAAGGAGTTGCCCAGCTACCCCGAGGCCCCCGCCGAGCCGATTTCCGCTTATGACCTCATTCAGCGCCAGCAGGACATCCTTGCCCGGAATGGTGAGAACCAACGCAAACGGGAACGGGCCGCCCAGCTGGAGCAGGAGAAGCAGAGCCTTTACCGCCAGTTGGAGGAGTTGAGCGCACGCTATACCACGGTATGCGCGGACTGTGAAACGGCCCAAAAGTCGGCCCTGGATTTGGTGGACGAATCTACGGAGGAGTTGGAGGCCAGTATCCGGGATACGGAGGCCATCAATGCCAAGGTTCGCACCAACCAGGACAAGGCCCGGGCGGAGGCCGAGGCCAAGGAATGCAGCGACCAGTACACCGGCCTGACGGCCCAGCTGGAGGCGGTGCGCCAGCAGAAGACCGATCCCCTGCAAGGGGCGAAACTGCCCCTCCCCGGCCTCTCTGTTGAGGATGGGGAATTGACCTATCAGGGCAAGCCCTGGGATTGCATGAGCGGCTCAAATCAGTTAAAAGTTTCCACAGCTATTGTCCGGGCGCTCAAACCTGACTGTGGGTTCGTCTTGGTTGATGGCCTGGAGGCAATGGATATTGAGACTTTGCGGGAGTTTGGCGATTGGGCCGAGCAGGAGGGTTTACAAATCATTGCAACCAGGGTGTCCTCCGATGGAGAGGGTTGCAGCATTATCATTTCGGATGGATACTCCGAGGTTCTGCAGCCGAAACCAACGCCCACATGGGAAGCGGGGAAATTCTAATGAGAGAGAATTTGAAGAACGCCCGCAAGGCGGCGGGCTTGACCCAACAGGCTATGGCGGACAAGCTGGAAATTAGCCTTAGATACTACCAGCAAATTGAAGCTGGAGACAGAACGGGCGATTTTGAAATCTGGGATAATTTGGAGGACATCACTGGAATCCATCAAAGGACCTTAAGAGCGATAAATCCCGGCAAAGCAAATAGTCTGTAGGTACATTAGATCGCATTGATGTGGATCAAGGATATTCACCTCAGAACTGTAGATGGGTTGATGCGAAAACACAGGCAAACAATCGAAGAAAGAAGTGAAAGCAATGGAAATTACCAAAGGGAAGCTACCTGGAGCGCAGAAAATCCTAATTTTTGGCCCCGAGGGGATTGGAAAGTCAACATTCGCAAGCAATTTTCCCGAAGCACTATTCATTGATACAGAAGGGAGTACGAAGCACTTAGATGTAGCCCGGCTTCCCAAGCCTACAAGCTGGGCTATGCTTATGGACGAGGTGAAGTATGTCCGAGATACGCCCGATATCTGCAAAACCTTGGTTATTGATACCCTTGATTGGGCTGAACGGATGTGCATTGACAGCGTTTGCGCAAAAAGTAAGAAAGATGGACTTGAAAGTTTTTCGTATGGGAAAGGCTACGTTTACGTAGCTGAGGAATTTGGTCGTTTGCTTAATTTATTGGAAGAAGTAATTGACCGAGGGGTAAACGTACTGGGAACGGCTCACGCAAAGATGCGGAAGTTTGAGCAGCCTGACGAGATGGGTGCATATGATCGCTGGGAGATGAAGCTTTCTAAAAATGTTGCTCCGTTGGCAAAAGAATGGTCGGATGCCTTATTGTTCGCCAACTACAAGGTAATGGTTATAGCGGCAGATGATAAAGGCAAAAAGCACAAAGCGCAAGGCGGCAAACGTATCATGTACACTGCTCACCACCCGTGCTGGGACGCAAAGAACCGGCTGGGACTGCCGGAGGAGTTACCCCTGGACTTCTCTGCCCTGGCGCAGTACATCGGCACGGGAGCGGC